GCCCAAGAGCAAGCACTTGATCCAGAAAATCTAGGTAATATTCTAATAGCAGCAGCAACTAGAAGTAATAGAGCAAAAATTGATTCTATCCTGAACCCACTAGCAAAAACTAATTTATATAATGAAATAATTAGATTAATAGACCCAATTTTTGGTGTCCGAAATCCAGATATTAGTGATAAAAGAAATATTATAAATTTTTTATCTAGGTTAAAAAGAACAAACGACGAATTATTTGGACAAATGGTGGCCGCAAATATATCTAGTGGTGGTAAAAGAAAGGTAAGGAAGTTAAAAACAAGAAAAACAAGAAAATCAAAAAATACAAGAAAAACAAAAAAGATAAGACGATACAAAAAACATAGGGGTGGTTATGTTTATTCTGCTAGTTCTTCCAATTCAGATTTAGATAAAAATAGTTCAGAAATTAGTTCATCACTATCTATTTCAAAAAAATCTAAAAAAAACAAAAAATATAATATGAAACGTACAAAAACTAGAAGTAAACGTTAATAAAATATTAAATTAACATGCTACGTAATCCTGGAAAATATCTACAATTTTCTGGCCAATTCCCTGTAATTTCTCGTACTCTCAAACATTTAGGATCTTTTCTCAAATTTATAATTCTTTGACGTTCAGCATATATTTTTTTCCATTTTCTTTGTATCAATTTAATCCAAAATGTTTTGAGTATACAAATGCATTCTTGTGTTGGCAAATAAATGCATTGTGCTATTTGAGGTTGAATATAGTTAGTTCTGGTAACAATATTTCTGTAATTTCTGATTGGATGATTAATTAAATTGTTGAAATTATTTGAAGCATTAAGTAAGTAATAAGCCATAACAGTTTCAGCCATATCTTCTATATATTCGGAATCAAATTTTTTCCATCGTGACGAAACTAAATAATGATAATTCAATGTAGCGTCATTACCACCGTGAATACCTTGATTAAAGATTTCACATAAAACTAAGTTATATTTTGTAGTACTAAGTTCTTCAGATTCATACATACATTCTTGGTCGTATTCATCATCAGAATAATCAGATAATTCATCATAACCCATATTCATATAAATAATTGTAATATATATAATTACAATTAAATCAATTTTTTATTTATATTATACTTTTTTTAAAGATATAATATATATATAATGAATTTTTCAAAATCGGTTTCTAATTTAATAACTAACAAGTATTTTTTGTACTTTATGGTATTTTTAGCGGTAACAAATATACTTGGTTATTTAGTAACAAATAAATTGAATGCTGCTATATTCTTTGGTTTAGTTGGATTATTAACTTATCAATTTAGTAAAAATATGGCAATAGTTTTATTGGTGGCTATATTAGCAACAAATTTTTTAATGGCAAAAGGTATGAGAATTGAGGGCATGGAAAATGCTACTGAAAGTGTTCCAAGTACATCAACCGATCCAAGTACATCAAGTGCTCCAAGTAGTACAGACAAGCCTTATAGTCCAATGAGTAAATTATCTGATGTTGATCCTACAAGTGCTGCTGCTGCTGATTTATTAAAGAATAGTAGTACAGCCCAAGAAGCAAAAGATAAATTATCATCAACAGTTTCTTCATCGGTAGGAGGTATGTCGGATACTACTAGTAGCGATGAACCTGAGGGTGCTGGTCAAACAATTTCTGGAGCAAAAGCAAATATGAACGGTACAAAGAAACCGTATATAGATAATGCAGCAACAATGTCAGAGGCTTATGAAAATTTACAAAAAATGATAGGTGAAGATGGTTTGAAAAAAATGACAGATGAAACAAAAGGGTTAATGCAACAACAACAAGAATTATTTAAATCTATGGAACAAATGAGACCATCATTAGAAAGTGCAATGCAAATGTTACAAGGTATTGATATGAAACAATTAAGTGGTCTTGCAGGTTTAGCATCATCATTTAATATGCCAACTCAACAAAAGGTTTAAAATAATATTTATAGATGAATTAATATATAATGTTATATATATATTAATGAAAAAGTGTCCTCCAGGCGTAATATGTGTTGAAAATATAACATTAACCTTAATAATAATAATTTTGTTAGTTCTTTTATTTCTAATTTATGTAAACTTTAAAAACAACAAGCCAAATGAAATAAATTTGAATCAAACAATAGAGCAAAAAGAGCCAAATGGTTTTTCTGGTTGGTTTAGTAGTTTAATACCAAGTTGGCCGTACACAAATTTGCCAAACGATGTGTTATTGAATCCTTATGCTGCTCCTTATAGAGATGAAAGATATTTGGTTCCAGATTTAAATTATGTGCGTCCAGGTTCAATTCCGATAAATGTATCAACTAACATAGGTGCAGTTTCTTCTCAAACGAGTTATCGTCAAATGGGTATAATGACTCCTTTAAATGGTACAAGTAAAGATAATATTTTACCTTTAATGGGTAGACCTTTATTTACAAATAGAGATAAATGGCAATATTACACGATATCAAATCAACATAATAATGTAAAATTGCCAATTTCATTTAAAGGTAGAAGTGGTTTAAATGATTATGGTGTAGATCAGATATTTTCAGGAGATACAGTATTTGTAGAGGGTTATAACGAGCCATTTGGTGTGACAATATATGAAAATGATACAATTAAGTATTTGCCATTTGTTTAATATTATTAGAATCCCAGTTTTTAAGAGTAGTTGTTCTTAGATTAAATTGTTTTTTATTTCTAAATGTATGATTATGTGTAAGTAATTTTTTATTCTTAATTTTTTTTCGTGTTTGTTTATTAAAAGAATTAATAGTTTTTTGTAAGCGAACTTTAGTTAATTTCATAATACTAATAATATAGTAATATGAAATAAATTTTATTTGTATACTTATATTAAATGAGTTGTTCAAATACTACAGCACCTATAAATATAGAACCAAGTAAAGCAGGAACATGTTATTCACAGTGTAATTATAGTTTTAATTATTTAACAAGTAAATGTACAGCGCGAAATCTGGGTAATTATGTAAGTATATTATATGACAATCAATCATCTCCTCCTGTAACTTATAATAGTGATCCGTACAATGTTCAAGAACTGAGAATATATACTCCTTCTTTACATGCTTACTCAGGTAACAAGGCAGATGGTGAATTAATAATAATCCATGCGTCCCTCTCAGGTAACAGTCCTTTGTTAGTTTGTATTCCAATAAAGAAGACATATTCAACAAATATAAGTTCGGTGTTTTTTAAATCGGTAGTAGATACTATGTCAAAATTAGGTCCATCAAGTAACAATGAATATGTAAATGTAGATATTCCAAATTTTAATTTATCATTAATAGTACCTAGAAAGAAGTTTTATTCGTACAATGCAACGATGCCTTATCAAGATTGTAATCCTTCTACTAACTATGCTTATATAGTTTACTATCCTTCAGATGCGTCATTATATATATCAGAGGAGACATATAATAAACTAACAAGTCTAATATCTGCAAATCCTTATGATGTAAAATCCGGAGTAGAATTTTTTGTAAACGAAAATGGTCCAAGTTCAATAGGTGGTAATAGTGAAATATATATAGATTGTCAACCGGTAGGTGAGTCAGATAAAGATGCCCTAATTGTAACAGGAGAAGGTGAAGAAATGTGGTCATTTGATAGTATAATAAATAGTAATTTATTTATGATAATAATTGGTGTTATAATATGTTTTATAATTCTATATTTTATAAAGAATATAGTTAATTCAACAGGTCCCCGAATGCAGTCAAATTTTCCTCAAAATGGTGGTTTTTTCAGATAAAATAATATATTAAATATTTTTAATTTAAAGGTCTTTAAATAGGTTTATTAAATATATTATTTAAGCATTTACAGGTGCAGCATCGTATGTTTCTTCTAAAACTGGTCTCCATGGCATTTTAACATAATCTTGATTGAATTTTTGTGATGCCATGTTTTTTACAACTTCTTGCTCTAAAGTATAAGGAAATTGATTTGTTGCTGTAAATGGGGACCATACTTTTTGCTCAGTAGGATAGTACTGTTCTAAAGCAGCCATACCTGTTTTAACTGATGCACTTGTTATTATTTGGTAAGCAACTAACAAACCCAAAACACCTAATACTGGATTTGAGTACGCAAATAAGAATAATGCTACAAGCGCAACAATTATCTTACCCAAAGTACTATCCACTGCACTAGCAATACTATCAGGCATTTTGTATCCCACAAGAAGATATATTACAAATAATATACTCAAAACTAATTGTGGCATATTTTTCTTGTCAAATAAAGTACTAAAATAGTCCATCTTATAATATATATATTTAAAAAAAACAATTTCTTGAAATATATTTAAAGCAAACTATCTAAATATAATTTACTAAATATTTAAAATTATGAAGTCGCAAAGACAAATAGATGAACATATTGAAATACCCAAAAATTTAAATACATATTTAGGACAAAAAGGTTATACTATTTTAAAGTCACAATTACCCATTAAAAGTCAATTATTTATTAAGGAACAATTAATGGTTAAACCATTTGTTCCTGGATCACCAATACCTGTTGATAAAACATTTCCTGCTTACAGGGAATCCGACAAAAAAATATATGTACCGCGATACTTTGGTCAGGAAATCTTTGGACCACCCAAAGAAATCAAAATAACAGAAGGAGATAATATTAATTTAATATTTAACGGTTCACTTAGAGATTATCAAGTGCCTATAGTTAATTCATATTTAAGACATGTAGAAAAAGGAGGAGGAGGACTTTTAGAACTTTATTGTGGAGCAGGTAAAACTGATTTGACTATCTATATTATCGGGCAACTACAAAAAAAAACCCTTATCATTGTACATAAAGAATTTTTAATGAATCAATGGATTGAACGTATTAATAAATATTATCCTAACGCAAGAATTGGAAAAATTCAAGGTCAAGTCATAGATATTAATGATAAAGATATTGTTTTATGCATGTTACAATCATTATCTATGAAAGACTATCCATCTACATTATTTGATTCCTTCGGTTTTACAATTATTGATGAAGTACATCATATTTCATCTGAAGTTTTTTCATGTGCATTATTCAAATTGGTTACAAAATATATGCTAGGATTATCTGCTACAATGAATAGAAGAGATGGTACAACTAAAGTATTTAAAATGTTTTTAGGACAAGTAGTTTATAAA